TCTTTACCATCGTGGTCTTTACCATCGTGGTCTTTACCATCGTGGTGTTTACCGTCATGGTCTAGCTCGGGATTAGAGAAGAATTTATATCTTAATGCCTGCATATCATCGTCGCTAATCCTCTTGGTAAGAAAATCATGCGGTTCTTTATTTCCAGATAGTAATTCGCTAATACAATAAAGACAATATATACCACACTCTGTATTCTCGCGTTGATGATTTTTAGTGTTTATGTGTTTTTTTAAATTCATACCCATATTGTCTGCTTGCGTCATTATTCTCTCTATCAGTGCTGATGTTTCTTTACCAGGACCGTCTCCTGTGCTATTAAAAAACAATAAATATTTGTCTTTAATATTTAGAAACATGGTTAGCCAATGTGAGCCTCCTTTATAGTGTGGATCAAGATTGAAAATAAACCCGGTCTTTTTCTTATCCCTACGTATCATATCTGCTATGTCAAAGTTACATATTTTTGGCCATACGCAATCTCCATCATCCTTGCTATCAAAATCTATTGGCGATGGACCTATGAATTCAAAATCGTCATATTCTTTTTCATATTGTTTCATTACTTTGGTAATATCTGTGCTATTCAGCCATTCTGTTGGATTATCAATCCATTTTTTCGGTGCTTTTGGTGCAAATGTATAGATGGTAAGGTCATTAGACAGATTATTTTCCATAAACTTTTGTTTTAACCAACATTGTTCGTTGTTACATACCTCAGACATCTTATCTTTCAAAGAATTCCATATTTGACGTTCGTCGGTTGATTCTATTTTATCATCACGATGTCTATTATTCCATTCACCCTTCATACTGTGTAGCGATTTGCTATCATAGCACGTGAAATCTTTCTTACTAGATGGACTACACGTTACCTTCTTGAATTTTTCAGTTTTCTTATTTGTATTGTGACCCTTTGTATTGTGACCCTTTGTATTGTGACCCTTTGTATTGTGACCCTTTGTATTCCGGCGGGTTGTTTTATTAATATTTCGTATTTTTTTCACCATATTAGATTAATCACAGATTTTATCTTTCTTTCTTTTTTTTTTTAATTCCCTTGGTTTTTAATTTATCTTGTTTTAAGTTAACACTTCGCTGTGTTGGTATGAACTTATTTTCGCTATTCGTTGTAATTTTTACAAATCCATTTAATGGATTACTACTTGGTTTATTTTTTCGCATTACACTGGTATTTGTATTGCTTATATCAAAATCATCAGTTAGTTGCGAATTGGGTTTTTCCGTATGTTCAGGATAATCCTCCTGAAGTATATCGCGCATATCTATTATTTTGCAGTGATTAATTGCTAAAGAAATAAAGTTATCAAATGATTTATTAATATTATCGTCATAACTAGTTCCAGAATATATTTCCTTTCCCATAGCCAACACCCGCTTTCTATAGAATTTCTTATCCTCTGGATTTATTTCACATACATCCGTATCTTTAATTGTTTGGTAGGAAGGATTGGAAAAATATTTGAGAATGTCCTTATTAACAATATCATTATTTAATGTGTTAGAATTAAATGTATTATTGTTACACTGTTCCATTAAATAATTACATTTAAAAAAATATGATTATTTAAACATCTTTCATTTGCTGTCTTGTATTATTTGCGAATAAATTTCCTCCTACGTTAAAAGTATTTGGATTAAACGAACCTAATTCGGGTTTACTAAATAAGTCGGTAAACGGTTGCGTTTCATTTCGCCCACCTACATTCACATTATATAGGTCGCTCTCAGAAGAAGGTACGTATACCGACTTTTCACAATTCTGGATTGCGAAAAACTGATTTCTTAAGGTTGATTCGTCGTTGACGTTTGATGAAAACCCACTCCAAGGTCCTCGCGCCGATCCAGGATTGAAAGTTTCTCGCGTGTTGTAAGGTATCGTTTTATTTAGCTTGACTGTGGGCTCGGTTCGTATATCCATAATAGGCATCACCGAATATTTGGTGGAAACTGGGCGAGTATTAATACATGGTTGGATTTCACCCGATGGAATATTTCTATTGAATATGCGTTTATTTAAATCTTCTACACGTTCTATCTGTTTAATAACAATCGGATATTTTTGCATAATATAATATAATATGATTAGAGATTTATTTATACATATAAAAAGAAGGTGCTATACTAAATAAATGTGCGGAATAATAGCCCTCTTGAATAACAAGACAACATTTCACAAAGATTTGATTAAATCTGCGTTTGATAAATTAAATTCGAGAGGTCCAGAAGATTCTAAAGAAAATTATTATAGTGATAAATTGTACCTTGGATTCAAAAGGCTTGCTATTAATGGATTGAATGAAGGATCTAATCAACCGATAACAGTTAAGGGTATTACGCTGATATGCAACGGTGAAATATATAATTATAAAGTGTTATATACAGAGTTATATGTAGGCTATGACGTAACACCCGAGACTGATTCAGACTGTGAAATAATTATCCATCTGTATATTTTATTTGGTATCCGTCAAACGCTGCGCCTACTAGACGGGGTGTTTTCATTTGTATTATATGATTGTCGTTGCGGAACAGAGGACGCTAAAGTATTTGTCGCCCGAGATCCTTTTGGCGTAAGACCGCTTTTTGTGTTTGAGCGTGATAGTATGAATGATAATCTGGTTAATCATATTAATAATAAGAACATAACCCGCGAAAATATCATTGGGTTTGCTTCTGAAATAAAGGCATTGCATCCATTTTTGTGCGATGGAACCCCTTTGGTGTGGAACAATTCGTATACAGAGTTACATAATATATCCAAAACAAATTACTCTGTTGTGCGACCATACACAATTAAACCATTCTCACCCGGGACATATTCGGAATACTCTATTGGGTTCAAGGTTAATGCTGAATGGAACCCAGTTCTACAGAATAAGCGCTATATATCCTCTAACTTCCCAGCAACAATGGTTAATTTTAATTATCACAATGATTTGGATAATATATTTAACAATATAGTGTTTCATCTAGAGCAGGCGGTAATTAAACGTATATTAAACACGTGTGAGCGACCTATTGTATGTCTGCTATCGGGTGGACTGGACAGTAGTCTAATTACCGCATTCGTTAAAAAGCACTACACTGGCGAATTGAGAACATTTAGTATTGGAATGAAAGGATCCGAAGACTTGGTTCGCGCCAAACAGGTCGCGGAACACCTAAATACAAACCATACGGAAATTATCGTTACTGGCGAAGAGATGTTTGATGCTATCCCAGAGGTGATTGAAAATATTGAGAGTTACGACACAACAACTGTAAGAGCCAGTGTCGGTAATTATATGGTTGGAAAATATATAGCAAATGAGACCGACGCAAAGGTGGTGTTTAACGGAGATGGTAGCGACGAACTAACAGGAGGATATTTGTATTTCTTAAAATCGCCCTCCTCAATTGAATCAGACAGAGAATGTCGGGATTTATTAGAAAATATACATATGTTTGATGTTCTTCGCTCAGACAGATGTATATCGAGACACGGATTAGAGCCTAGAACACCGTTCCTAGACAGAACTTTCGTGAATTATTATCTGAGTTTACCAATTAATCTTCGCAATCCACTAGCTTCCAATATATCAAATCTCCCAAATAGTGTATGTGAAAAACAATTGTTGAGAGAAGCCGTAACGCATGTATATCCTGATTTGATTCCACACGACATTATTTGGAGAAGAAAAGAGGCGTTTAGTGACGGTGTCTCTGGCGAATCTGGGTCGTGGTTTGAGATTATAAAAGATAAAGTGGAAAATATGGATCTAGTCGCTCATTCAAGCTGGAAACACAATACTCCTATTACACAAGAGCAGATCTACTATCGTAAGATTTATGAGGAATATTATCCCAATACTGCAAATTGTATTCCTTATTTCTGGATGCCCAAATACGTAGATACCGATGATTGTAGTGCGCGGACACTGGATATATATAATACACCATGAAGGTTGGTTCCTTAAAATATATTAACTAATCGTCTTAGCAGAAAATAATATTATATCGTAAATATAATATGATTGGTGGTTATAAATGGTATCAACAAATATACCTATACAGTATTTACCTGTCGTTCTTACTATTTGGGTTAACGTTGACCGGAATTGCCGAAATAGCACCTGTTTATAGTTTAAATTTACAATTATTTTTGCGATACTATGTATGTATATTTCTAATAATTAGATTTAATCCTTATACAGACAATGCGAAGATTTCTAAAATGGATGCACTGATTGACCGGAAAGTAGCTTTTACTTCTGGTATATTTTTATTGCTTTCAACGTCAATAATGGACGTTATTTCAAAATACATTAACGACACCGTAGA